CTACCCCAATAGCAACCAATAACCATAAACCATTACCCATTACCCATAAACCAATAGTAGAGAAGTCACAGCGTGGCTCACGCCTCGCCAATGATTGGGTTTTGCCAAACGAATGGGAATACTGGGCAAACAAGGAAAGACCTGATTTGAATGCCATGCAGGTAGCAGATCAGTTCAAAGATTTTTGGTGTGCTAAACCTGGCAAAGATGGGGTGAAGTTGGATTGGGCAGCCACTTGGCGTAATTGGGTGAGAAACCAAAAAGCCCCAAAGATGAATCCTGCCGACATTGTCAGAGTTACTGTTGCGCCATCCAATCTGCCCGACCCTGCTTTGGAAAAGATTAAGGCAGATGAAAAGAAAGCCGCCCCTATGCCTGACCATATCCGACAAGCAATGGAAGCATTAAGGAGAAAAGCTTGACCCACGCTGAAGCAATGAGAATCTTGGATAAGGTGAGGGATGGAGTGCCTTATCCAATCAAAATAATCCGCATGGCCTTGGAGCTTACTGGTGACTTACAGCAGACGCAATCTTGAAAACCCTAGCGATAGGGTCATCCTAGAGCAAGCAGAAGCTCGTGAGCTATATCGCAATTGGGAATCATCGAAAAATGCAGACTTGATTCGAGCCAGACTTGAAAGAGCTGAACGAATTTATGGATCTGGCGCAAGAGACAGAATTCGAGGTTACATGAACAAAATCAAAGATGGAAGTATTGAATGAACTATTTATCGGTATGCAGTGGAATTGAAGCGGCAACAGTTGCTTGGCATCCATTAGGTTGGAATCCTGTTGGCTTTTCTGAAATTGAGTCTTTTCCGAGCCAAGTATTGAAACATCATTATCCGAATGTCCCCAACCATGGCGACATGACAAAATTTAAGGAGTGGAAAATTGAATCAAATGTCGATGTTTTCGTTGGAGGAACACCATGCCAGTCTTTCTCAGTCGCAGGACTCAGAAAAGGATTGGATGACCCACGTGGTAACCTCATGCTTACCTATCTTGCCATTGCTAAACAATATCGCCCCCGCTGGTTGGTCTGGGAGAACGTCCCTGGCGTTTTGTCCTCCGCTGATGGACGGGACTTTGGTAGCTTCCTCGGAGGGTTGGCAATCTGCGGGTATGGGTTCGCATACAGGGTGCTTGACGCTCAATACTTCGGAGTGGCCCAAAGACGCAAACGTGTGTTCGTTGTCGGATATCTTGGAGACTGGCGACCTGCCGCAGCGGTTCTTTTTGAGCGGGAGAGCTTGTCAGGGCATCCTAAACCGAGCAGAGAAGCGAGGAAAGTCACTCCCACCCTCTCTTCAAGCGGCACTGGAGTCAGTCGTGTCGGATTCAATTGCGAAGACCAATGGTTTATAGAGACACCTATTGCCGCCAGAATGACTGCTTTTGGTGAGTATCAAATTGATGGTACGGCTAGTGCAATGAAAGCTAGAGATTGGAAAGATGCAACAGACCTTATTGCCCAACCAATCCCATTTGATACAACTCAAATTACGAGTCCACAAAATGGCAATAATCCAAAATCAGGTGATCCATGCCATCCATTGGCGGCAGGTGCTCATCCTCCTGCAATAGTGCAATCTATGGAGCATTTGTCAGCTTATTCGATCCGAGAAGACGCAAAAGCAAATACTTTTAGTGCCACAGAACTAGAGGTTGCCAATGCCCTGAAAGCCCTACAACCTAGTCCTCAATCCCATCATGCACAGACTTTTGTTGCTCAGAAGATTGCGGTGAGAAGATTAACGTGTGTAGAGTGCGAGAGATTACAGGGATTTCCAGACAATTACACCGACATCAAATCCAAGGGGAAACAAACTCCTGATGGCCCAAGATACAAAGCATTGGGCAATAGCATGGCAGTCCCAGTTATGAATTGGATCGGACAAAAGATACAAAAAGTCGAGGACATAATCAAATGACATTTATGGTTACTTTCAAAGTAGACGCTAACCCTGTTGGCAAACAAAGGGCTAGATACGTCAAGAGGGGAAACTTTGTATGACAAAAGATCAATTACATGAACTCTTTGAATATAAAGATGGCGACTTGTATTGGAAGGTAAATTGTGGCAATAACCAAATGATTGGTAAAAGGGCTGGTTCACAACTTGCAAACAAGTATTGGCACATAAGAATTAAGAAAAAGCCTATATACACACATAGAGCTATTTTTCTTTTCCATCATGGATATTTGCCAAAAACAATTGACCACATTGATGGCAATCCATCAAACAATGCAATAGAAAATTTAAGGGCTGCTACGCAAGCTGAAAACAACAGAAACAGAAAAGAAGTTCCCAATAAATATGGTTATCCTGGTCTAACTTTGTTGCAAGGTAAATATTGGCAACCGCAGTTAAGAGTTGATGGGAAAAGTTTATATCTTGGAATTTATAAAAATGTTGAAGATGCAAAAACCGCCTATCAAAATGCAGTAGATAAGTATTGCGGTGAATTTAGGAGAAGAGCATGACTTTTATGGTTACTTTTAAGGTTGATGGAACACCAGTTCCCAAAGGTCGTGCTAGGTATGCAAGGCGAGGAAACTTTATTTCCACTTACACCCCTGAGAAGACAAGAACCTATGAAACCTTAATCAAAGATGCCGCAATCGAGGCAATGGGTAGCTCAGAACCATTGGAAACCCCTGTGAGCCTTTATCTCTACATTCGAGTGCCAATCCCTAAGTCATGCACCAAAAAGCGGTTAGAAGCCATTGATAACGGGTCAGAGAAGCCAACAAAGAAGCCTGACGCAAGCAATATCCTGAAGAGCGTAGAAGATGGCATGAACGGGGTTGTCTACCATGACGACTCGCAGATCATAAACATCCATGTAACCAAGGTTTATTCGAGTCTGCCAGGTGTTGATATTTGCGTTAAGGAGTGTTTGGAATGAGCAACCCATTTAAAATTATTGAGCCAACTTGTATCAGCTTCTCAGGAGGCAGAACATCGGCATTCATGCTTTACAAGGTTTTAGAGGCTCACCAGATGAGCCTACCGCCCGAAGCAATTGTCTGTTTTGCCAATACAGGCAAGGAAGACCCAGCGACTCTAAAATTTGTCCATGATTGCGAAACCCATTGGGGAGTACCAATAACTTGGATTGAATACGATGGGGTAGACGAGGTCAAAGATCGATGGAAGATCGTTAACTACCAAACCGCAAGCAGAGAAGGGCAGCCTTTTGAGGCAATGGTTGAGCGCAAAAAGTATTTGCCAAACACATTTGCTAGGTTTTGCACCCAAGAACTCAAGATATTGCCCATCGATAAGTACATGAAAAGCCTGGGTCATGAGGAATATGTGACTTTTGTCGGCATCAGAGCAGATGAGCAAAGGCGTGTTGCCAAGATGAAAAACAACAAAGACATCAAAGAAACACCACTTGCGACCGCAGGGATTGGCGTTAATGATGTCCTTGATTTCTGGTCTAAGCAGCCATTTGACCTTGATACTGTGACTGTCAATGGGAACTCATTGTTGAGCAATTGTGATCTTTGTTTTTTGAAAAAGGCAGATCATTTGATGGGGCTGATTATCGACAAACCCGAACGGGCAATTTGGTGGGCAAACATGGAGAAAAAGGTTGGTGCTAGGTTTAACCAGGCACACCCAAGTTATGTTGACATGATGCACTTCAATGCCAAACAACATGGCTTGTTTGATCCAGATGAGGAATCAATAGCGTGTTTTTGCGGAGATTAAATTGAAAAAGAACATTATCGAAGCAATGACACAAGTCGGAGCTGGCACTATTTTAATTTTTTGCTCAAACCTACTGGTTTTCAAAATTCTAGGCATTGAAGCATCAACAACAGACAACTTATTGTTGGTAGGCATCAACACAATTGTTGCTTTTGGAAAGTCATTTGCTGTTCGATCTTTTTTTGAGAAATTAGGGTAAATCCCTATGGTATTACGCAAGCGATTAGGTAAGATTTAATTTTTAACAAGGGTGAATATTATGAATACATGGGAATTTGATACGACAGTAGGTGCGGGTAGCGAAGTCGTAACAGTCGTTTACGAATACGAGCAAGACCTAGATTCCACCTTCAACGAGTCTATTCGTGAGGTTTGGTTTGAGGGTCGCAACTGCATCGGTTTGTTTAGCGATGAGTCTTTTAAAGAGTTGGAGTGTGAAGCGGCAATGCGGTTTCAGAATCACAAACTCAACTACAAAATGGAGGATGTATGACCATAGAAGGCATTATCCGCATGGCAAAACAGGCAGGGTTTGATGATGAAGAAATTGATACTTGTCAACAGATATTGATACACTTTGCCAAGCTAATAGCAGAACAAGAACGTGAAGCCTGTGCAAAAGTGTGTGATGTACTGGCATACCATCCTGAATTTGCTTCTGATGTAACTAAGTTGGCGGCTATGGCAATCCGAGCAAGGAAACAAGCATGACTAGAGAAGACATCATCCGCATGGCAAAAGAGGCTAGGTTTTACATTCAAGACGATGAGGCTAACAGTTCATCTGATAAAGAAGACTTTAAGTTAACCGAACATCTTAAAAATGATTTAACCGAACACCTAGAACGCTTTGCTAAACTGATAGCAGAGCATGAACGCAATGAAATAATCGAAATTTTGGATGCTTCAACTGGCTATGTTCACATGGATGCGATAAGGGAAAGAACATGAGCGATAACCCACACAAGGCGGTGCAATTCCTGATTGACACTGCACCCCTTTACAGCAAGGCTAAGGCTACTCGAATGTACTTAGAAGAATTCAGGAAATCACGCAAAGCTCAGCTCATGAGCCAGGCAGGGACTGAGGTTCTAGGAAAGCAGGAAACCTACGCCTATGCTCACCCTGACTACATCGAAATACTTGAAGGAATCAGGGAAGCAGTGGAACTAGAAGAGCGTTACCGCTGGCTCATGACAGCAGCACAAACCAGAATTGAAGTCTGGCGCACCGAACAGTACTCTGCCCGCATGGAAATTAAAGCCACCCAATAATGCAATCAAAGAACAAACCTAAACCGAGCGCAGGGGAAAGGCTGCACATAGCAAAAATTAAACTCATGCCATGCATTATTTGCGATTCACCACCACCGAGCGAATGCCATGAAATAAACCAGGGGCAATGGTTTACATCGATGCCATTGTGCGCTGATTGCCATCGTGGAAGCTTAAACGGGATACATGGTCAACGCAGATTATGGAACGTCTACAAAATGGACGAATTGTCAGCATTAAATGAGACTATCCGCAGAATATGCGAAGCGATACCCCTAAAAAGCACTAAAAACCCGTTCTAAGCGTTTTTTATGATCGGTGCATAGTAGGGTAGCATAAACCAAAAAAAAGCCCGTAAAGGCTTAAATTTTAGGCAACAAAAAACCCGCTGATTAGGCGGGTTCTAGGTTTATCGTTTTCCTGAAAGTATTCTAAGTATTAAGGCTGCAATGGCATATATCATTTAAACCCCACAAATTCTAGAGCTTCAATTTTGCAAGCTTCAACTTGATCAGCCGATAACCCGAAGGCTATTTTTTCCGCTAATTCGCTTGCCTGATCGGCTTTTTTATCGTTTGGAGCGGTAAGGGCTAAAATTAGACATTGTGTTAGTGCTTCAATTTGTGACATTTTTAACCCCTTAAATTTGCTTTAACTTGATAACTCGTGCCATTTTTTGGCCATGGGCAGGGTAAGCGATCAGTGGGACATCTTTAGACCAGCAAGCCCTGCAGCCGTTACAGTTACCCCCATGCAAATAAGCTTCGCATAATTTAACCCCATCTCGAGCCTGAAAAGTTGAAACATCTGGCCCGATAACCGATCCATGCAAACCCTCGATATATTCCCCTTGAATTGAATCACTGGAAAACCTAACCTTAACATTAGGCAGAGCTTCCATTTGTGCGAAAACATGGGCAAATTTGGGAAATTTGTGCATTCTGGTGGGCAGCCAGTGGTTCACCCATGGGGTTTGAATCATAA